AAATACTATACATAGTTTTAACACATTCATTCAAAACAACAAACCGTATGACAGTCAAAAAGAAGTTTCAGAAGAAAGCGATAAAGAAAGCAAAGTTGAGACTTCACTGTTAAGATTTTCAGAGTGTTGGAAAACACATAAGAAAGTAGGCATGAAAATGAAGGGTGGTAAACTCGTCAATGATTGTCGTCCTAAGAATGAAGCAAAGGAATACACAGGACCTGACAAAGAAGATAGAAAGGTCATCAAGAAGATGGATAACCCTAGTTATGCTAAGAAGTTAGCAGACTATGAGAAGAACATGGATCCTAAGAAACGTCAGGCACTTAGGGATAAAGCAACTAAGGGCATGAAGTTTACTCATGAAGAAACATTGAGTGAGTTGAAGATGCCAAAGGATACTAAGTATCACAAAATGTCCTATAAAGACTTGAAGAAGACTCATAAAGACTTCAAGAACATGGACTCTACACCACCAAGAGTTACAACACTTGATAAGAAAACAAACGCAACAGTATCCAGACCTGTTAAGTTTGTCCCAGACAAAAAGAAAAAGGATCTAAAAGAAGAAGACAAAGCACTTGATTACATCAGGAAGAAGTATAAGGATCAGTTAATGAAGAGAGGTCAACCTAAAAAAGTTAGGGGTGCTAAGTCTACTGTAGGTACTGGCAAGTATAAGAAGATGGCAGATCAAAAGAAACAAACTGCTGCTGATGCCAAGAAACGAGGGTTTAAAAACACTAGAGATTATGTTGAGACGATGGCAAGATACGGTGGCAAAGACAACTATGACAAGGGTAAAGGATTAGGTACATAAGTCATATACATATAGTATACCTTATAAGATTTAATCATGATTGGAAAGTTTTTAATGCCACTGGCATACAAAGTAATCGATTCTGCTGTCAAGAAAATTCCTGACGATGCAGAACTTGGAGAAAAACTAATAGAAATTTGCTTACTTATTATTGGTAAGGCAGTAAAACTAACTAAAACTACTGCAGACGATGAACTCTTTAATAAAGTTAAAGAAGCGTTGGCTGCTAAATAGTACATAGAAAAAATACCGACGGAGTACAAATGTCAATCTACGGAGTACTTGACGCAAAAGCAATGGGCACTAATGTTGGAGTAACCAACGGTGATGCTACAGTAACTACATCGGGGGACTTTACAGACGCATCTGACAATTTTGTCAAGGTCGGGGACGTATTGGAACTCAGTGGTGTTGCATATATTGTCAAGCAAGTAACAAGTGCAACAGCACTAGAACTACACAAAGCATATGCAGGATCAACTGCAACTATTACTGCAGCAAACGCAGTAAGAAGAAACCCTCCAACTGCAGTAGCAGAGTTTGTGGTAAAAGGAGGAGATACAAACTCATATGAGTTATTGTTTGTCGATAGCACTGAGGTTGGTATCGCAGCAAACAAAACTCGTGGTATCACTGGTCCTGGTTGGTGGCAGTATCATACATACACTGATGTATCTGGTGCAACTCGCCATAAAGCAGAGTGTCTAGCATTTGTACATGCAGCATCAGGAACATCTGGTGATGACTCAGATGACACACTCGTAGCAGACGCAGCAAACACTATTACATTGTCTACAAACAACACTGATAAGACAACTTCAAGTGGTGCAGCAACATTCGCAGTGGTAGCATCTGTAACCAACAGTGGTACAGCAACATTCCAGTGGCAGAAGAGAGCATCCTCATCTGGAAGATTCTCTAACGTGTCTGGTGCAACTAGCACAAACCTTGCACTCACAGGACAGACTGCATCGGAAGATGGTAACCAGTACAGAGTTAAAGTTAACTCAGACAATGGTGCACCAGAAGTTATTTCCGCAGTAGCAACCTTAACATTCGGTAGTTAATAACTAACCTATGAAATTTGACGAACTGAATGAGTCTAACTACATTCTGTTCGCCATCAAACATTATGAAAATCCTCATTGTGTTACACGAGAGGATTTTGATGAAGATGTAAAGCGTTTTAAATATTTGAAACGTTTACTGAAAAGATATTTAAGAGGGGGTCCGTTGAGGATCCCTTTAATCTTAAATCACCTCATCATACTTTATAATGTCTTTGGCGAAGCAGCAACACCACTGCTCTTTTTCAAGTTTGAAAGAGAATATTGGTGCTTACTAAAGACTCTATTACTTTATTTGAATAAATATCCTATAGGTATGATGTCAGACCTTGACATCGATCCTACTTTGCAAGAAGAACTGGACAAAATCTAATGAACGAAGAAATGATGACAGCAGGAACAGGAGGTTTCAGTGGCAGTGCTGCTGCAACTGGTCCTAATGCGGGGTATGATCCTGTCATGAAGTTCAAAAAGAAAGTTCAAAAAAGAAAAAAGATACAAAAAGAATCCAGAGAAAATCCGACAGAACCATCCAAACTATATCAATATAAAGTAACTATACCGACAGTTGGAGAAACTATTATCTATGCTAATAGTCCTGCTGAACTTAAAATGAAACTTCGCATGTCTATCATGCCAAAGTATAGAAATGATATAAGCATAGAACGTATACTTCCCGCCATGGCAGGTAAGTTTTTTTACGACAAGAGAATGAAGCATATGAGGAATGTACAGGAACAGAGTGGTGGCGATACCCAGATGAAGAATAAGCAAGCACAGATGAAGATCGCTATTGAGAAGAAGAAAGTACAGATGAAAAAACAGGAGTTGGCAAAACAACTTCAAATGAAGACTCAACAGTTAAAGAAACAAGCAAGGGCAGGAGCAGAACAAGACGCAACAAGGTAATGTCTGACATTAATACTGCAATACTAGAAAGACTAGAAAAAGTAGTTGATTCTTTACAGGAAAATTCTGTAAAGATGGGACAACTTCTTGCGGTTCATAATGAGAAGTTAGACAAACAAGATAGGATTGACGCAGTGCTATTTGAAAAGATAGACAGTCTGCATAAAGATTTAACTAGAGAAACAGATACAATAAAGAAAGGGTGTGAGCGTGATATTCGTAAGGTGGATGACAGATTGAGAATGATAGAGAAGAAGATGTGGACTATAGCAGGTGGACTCGTAGTAATAAGTTTTATCATATCCCTACCAGGACAAGTGATTATGAGAAACTTGACAAACGACCAAGGTAATACTACAATAGAAAGGTTAGTTAAGTAACTACCTTTAGTGATTGACGTACTGTATACGAATCTAGTATCAGCAAGACTGGACAAATTTAAGAAGGTCAAAGATGGCACCTATAATTTTAGGTGTCCTTATTGTGGTGACTCACAAAGATACAAGAACAAAGCAAGAGGTTATCTCTTCACAAAGAACTCAGGACTTGTCTACAAGTGCCACAACTGTGGTGTAGGCAGGTCTTTTGGCAATTTTTTGAAGGATAATGCTAATGATCTTTATGATGAATATGTCATGGAGAGATATAAAGCAGGACTTACTGGCAAGGGTAGAAACGTGGCAGATCCAATCCTTGATTTTGATAAACCAACATTCAAAAAGAAGGGAGATCTAGACAATATCCAATCACTAAATATATCGCACCCTGCAAAACAATACATCGTTGGTAGAAAAATTCCAGAGAAATATTTCTCTGATTTATACTACGCTGAAAACTTTTGCACATGGGTAAACACACAAAAACCAACATTTACAAATGTCAATAGAGATCACCCAAGAGTTATTATTCCATTCATTGATGAGAACGGAGAATGGTTTGGTTTCCAAGGGAGGTCACTTAATGTAAAGGATAAACTTCGTTACATTACTATAATGCTTGACGACTCTAGAACTAAAGTCTTCGGATTAGATAGAGTTGATTTCAAGAAAACTGTTTACATAACAGAAGGACCATTTGACAGTCTCTTTATTGACAATGCAATCGCTATGGCAGGTGCTGATATAGATTGGAAGTTGATAGACGATAAAGATGCTGTCTTCGTTTTCGATAATGAAAAACGAAACCCAGAAATAGTCAAACGCATGGCACAAGTTATTGACAAAGGTTACGAAGTTGTCATCTGGCCAGATCATTTGATCGAGAAAGATCTTAATGACATGACAATCTCTGGACATAATGTACAATCTCTGGTAGAATTTAACACCTACGACGGATTAGAAGCAAACGTTAAACTTAGCGAATGGAAAAAGGTATGACACCAACTGCAGAAGCAACCAAAACAATAAACGTCATCAAGAGAGATGGAGAATCAGAACCTCTTGATATCAATAAGATACACAAGATGGTAGAACTTGCATGTGAAGGACTTGCAGGTGTATCAGAATCTCATATAGAAGTCAATGCAAACTTACAGTTCTTTGATGGCATCAAGAGTTCAGACATCCAAGAGATTCTTATCAGATCAGCAAATGATTTGATTGATCTTGAGTCACCAAAC